TTGCCGCCACGTTTCTGGTTTTGCGGAAGGTTGCGCTGATATTCTTGCTGCTGGGCATCAAAATTGGCTGCATTGGCTTTACGAGCAGCATCTTGCATTGCAAGAGCCTTAGCATCTTGAATTGCTTGCATAGCTGGATCAAGACGAATCCCATCCATATCCGTTGGACGACGTGGAGGAAGCGGAACTGGACGACGTGGAGGCAACGGAACAGCACTACCATCAGCGTGCTTAGTACGTTTTACCTTACCACCCTTTTTAAATGCGCCTACATGCTTAATGCCTTCACGGTCATCGTTAGCCATGCGAACGTCGCGGTTAATCAAATTGTCTGGCGTCAGGAAACGCTTTGAACGATCAACACTCTCAGTGCGTCCACCCGACTTACGCTTGGCACGGTCAGCACGCTTCTTAGCGTCTGCTCCATGAACTTTGCCGCCAGACTTGTACTGACGCTTGCTAAGTGGGCGAGCACCGGTCTTGATACCAGCGTTTTCCATCTCAGGAGGAGACCATGTGGACGAATCAACCTTAGTGTGTGGTTCACCAGAGGTAAGACGTTTCGCCTTTGCACGCATTGCTTCGCGTGATGATTTAGCTAATTCAGACATGGACAACTCCTGACAGGGACGACGAATAATAGCGTGTTTTTAGTATTTGTACAATCATACTTTACTGAGTGTAGTATTCCAGCATTGGCGCACCATTAACGTACTTGATACGACCATGAACCTTAGACATATCACCCGCAGTATTAGCCGCAGCCCATTGAGCCGCAGTCATACCACCAACTGATGGAAGCTGCTGGTTGTACGTTCCAAGTTCAGTCGTATATGGGGCAACTGGAGCCGCCGGTGCCTGTGCAGTAGCCGTGGGTGGAATGTATGGCTGTTCACCGCCACGACCATCCCTAGGCTCACGAGCAATGTCAACCGCTTGGCTAATCTCGTTATACTCTGGAGAGTTAATGCCATATGATGGAGTAATCATATTAGTTACTGCATTACTTGCGCCCTGAACCATGTTTACGAACGGATTATTGCTTGTAACATCTGGAACTCGTTGCCCTAAAGTCGTATCAGCATAAGCATTTTTGGGACCGACAGCGTTCATAGCGGCATTATAACGTGCAATTTCAGCTGGGTCTTCGCTGCTAAATCCTGCATATGGGTTAGATTGTGGCATTTCACCCGAAGCAATAGCCGCATTACGAGCAGCAATAATAGCCGGATCATTACTTGCATCAGTAACTGAAGAGCCAGCCAACATTGATCCGGAATCATAACCACTAGTTCTTGCGCGCTGCTGGTCTGCTTGTTTAACGCCACCCATCAATGCACCCATAAAGCTGGCAGGGGCCGCATCATATTGACCTACGCCTAAAGTAGNNCNNTATGATGCGATTACCCGCCATAATACCTTGAGCATATGCCTCACGAGATGGCGCTGACAGTATCTGGTTTTCCAAGGTAGGGCGTTCAAAATTCTGCAACGCCACATCTGCTACATTGGCTGCATCGGTCCCCGTTGCCATTGCATTTCTTGTCGCACTGTAGCCGGGATTTGTTTGAACTTCATTTAAACCATAGCCCAATTGAGCCATTTGCGTTCCAGCCAAAGCATCACGCAACGCATTTCCTGTAAGCGAAGTATCAATCCCTAAAGTATTTTCTAAGCCAACACGCCTTGGGCCGGTTTCCTGCAACATGCCAATAGAGCCAGCGTTAATGGCTGACGGATCAAGGCCAGCCCCGCTCTCACCCATTGCACTCCCAAGGAAGCCAGCTGCGCCAGCAAGAGTATTCTGCCGACCAACCAATGAACCATAACCCATGCCAAATGCAGTGCTTGGGTCCATTGTCGCGCTCAACAACGACCCTTCATACGGCGTATTCATGCGCTGTTCGCTGTAACCGCTAATGTCAGATGGCATTTGATGACCGGTTAAATTAGCTTCTCCAACATTAAAGTCGCCGCCAAATGCACGCGACCCAACATCTGCTTGAGCTGCGTCCGGTTGCGAACGGTCAGCAAGACCCGCCTCATTACCACGGGGGTCAGCCGATGGCCCTTCAGGCTGAGAACGATCTGCCATGCCAACCTCATTGCCGCGTGGATCGCCACTAGCTTCACCGCCATCATCAAAATGTGCTCTACCACCGTCTGCATGATGCTGACGACGTAAATAAGCCATCAACTCATCAAGATTAGCTGGCATCGCAATAGGTTCAGCACCTTCAAAGCCCGACTGGCGGCTGGTGAAGATATTATCCATTGCGTTTTTGCTTAATGATAAAGGATGGGCTTGTTTCCAATCCTTTAAATCTTGTAATGTAATAGGTGCAGTAGGCGTATCGTCATCAGCAACGCCGCCAGTAGCAAGCCGCAACGCATTATCAATGGCGTTATTGCCTAATGTACGACCGCCCTTTTTATGATTTACTCTCACATCACCACCTCTTGCTTCATTAATACGGGGGCTAGTTGGATCAAACTGGCCGTTGTTGCCCGTAGCGGATTTGATTTGAGTAGGATTAAAGGCAACAATTTCTTTGTTTCCCCAAGCACCATTATAAATAATTCCATCATGACCACGAGATTTTACTTCATTTGTAATATCCATAGGCGTTGCATCAGATGGCAAATTAAGATGTGAACGAATTAACTTTTCTCTATCTACTTCTCTACCATTTTGAATTTGATATTTAAGATGCAATGGATTTTCCATAGCAAGATGAACAGGCATAACATTGCCTTTTCTTCCATACGCACTTGCAACAATAGGAGATTCATCAAAGTAAAAACCGTGTCCTAAATATCCATTATCTGTTTTTGTTGCAATTTTTTCTGGATTAAACGTACTAAAATCAGCATCTGTTCCATGATATGCTACGTGCGGAACTTCAGGATGATTATTCTCTTGAAAGGCAGCGAGGTTATTATTTCTTTGTGAATCACCATGAGGGATAAAGCCAGAAGGCATACCAGCACCACCAATACCTGTATTAAACTGAGGCGTATTAGCCTCCAAGTCTAATCCCGTAAGCGATTGATTAAGGCCACTGATCTTATTTTGAATAGCATCGGCCATAGGATCGCGATTACGCGCAACATTTAATGCCGCTCCAATATCATCATCTGAACTTGAAGTTGGATCATATGGTAAAGGCATCTGCTATCACTCCTAGGGCGACAGCATCATACTTTATATTGGTTTATTTGCCAACTAACGTGCGAACCAAGACGTGTACGAAATAAGCTACGGCAAAAAACCAGCCTACAATTACACCGACTTCAACTACACAGCCGTACTGTCTCATCAATTCAATCAATATCTTAACCTTGGAAAATGCCCATTCCATACTGCGAATAAGGAATGGGCCAAGTCAGGAAAAACAATAGGAGGACTTGAAGCCGGACCGACCCCGCGAAGGATAAGCCCGATGACTAACTACAGGAACATCCCGCAGCCACTCGCCGCCGCAGCGGTCCAAGTGGGATCATAATCGCAAGTCAAACCGTCACAATCAACCCTTTATTGCAACTTTCCCTCAGGTTGTTCGTTGGCTTCCAAACGCTGGATCATGTTTGGATCAAGCATCTGGCTAACCACGTGCATACCGTCCATTGGGTTCTTCATGACTTCCTCAGCCAATTTAACCGCCGCCAGACGTTCACGGCTTTCACGGTCACGTTGGCGGTTCACAGCGTCAATCTGACTATCTTCTGACTTCTGCTTAATCTCATCAGCTTGGTTCTGCTCAGACATCATCTTGATCTGTAGCTCTTGCGGATTAGCCTGTGACTGCTGGTTCTCGCCGCCACTCACTTTATGTTGCACTTCAGCCATTTTAGCCTGAGCCGTAATCATCTTAGCTTGCGAATCAACTTGCTTAGCCTGATCCGCTGGATTTGGCTGTGGCGGAACTGGAGGAGCCAAGAACCTGTCTGGGCTTTCCCAACCGACTGCGCTCAATGCTTCCTTGCGTACTTCAGGGAGATTGAAGCCCGTTGGGTCTTGCGTAGCCATCTGGACAAGTGCCGCGACCTTCATGATGCGCTGGCTGCTCGATGACGTGTTTGGATCGGCCTGTGGGACCATATCAAAATCTTCAAGCGCCTGAAGGAACTGCTGCTCATCCCACGGAATATTAGGGCGACGATTGCGCTGCCAGAATGATTCGGGGTTTTCCTTGAAGCAGTTAGCCAGAAGTTGGAACTCATCAGCCTGTGAGGCGTGCATCCGCTTATGGACAGAGTTAAGAACCTTAACCGACTGCTCAATCAATGCGATAGTTGTTCCGACTGGAGCATCTGAACGACCTTCGCCCACCGCAGCCTCAGAAGTTCCGCCCAAACGCTGGCCATACTGAGCCATACTTTCAACTAATGCACCCAATGCACCCGATGGTTCTTTATAAGGCAATGGCATAACGGCCTGATTGATTGGCATACCGCCAGTGTCAATCTGAGCGCCACCGCCGGGTGGAACGCGGAAGATGTTGCTGTTCTGACGGCCAGACTGTTTGGCATACAAGAAGCCGGGGAAGTTGGCGTACATGCCAGCGTCAAGCAACTCACGCCACGCAGCTGTAACCGCATTTGTCGTATTGCCAAGGATGTGCAGTAATCCAATGTCGTAGAAGCCAAAGCCCGGAACAAACGTGTATTTTACAAAGTTCTTACGTGCCTCAGGCAAATCTTCTGTGTCTTCATCATAGTTGCGGACGATAGACAAAACTTGCTTTGACGACACGTCAATAGTCACGCGATACGGAACTTCTAAGCCCGTCTCAGCGCCATCCATTTTGTGCTCGTAGCCCTTAACATTTAACTCACAATAGCATTCATAGATTTCACGGTCACGGTCATCCGTGTTCATGGTCTCTTGTGCAATGCCTTGTTGCGCGTTCTTTTCCATTTGAACGGCGTCAAGCGTTGGCTGCTTTGCATCATTCAATTGAACGTCACGATACGCACCAATGATTTGCATCCGCTTCACAACAGATGGGCGCATGTAGATACGGTGAG